GTTAACGCTTGGGATGCTTTTGCTAAATCAATTTTAAAATAATTAATAAATAATATAATATGGCTTTACAATTAACAAGTTTACCAACTGTTGAGCAGTATGATGTAAACAGAGCAATCATCCAACCTATCTTTATGGGTCAGGATTATATGCAATATATGGAAGTATTACCTAACATTAAAGGTACTACTGTGATTGACAAGTTCAATCAATTAGGAAAGATTACAAAGGCTTTCACAAACGGTGCTTTCTCTGCTGAAGGTGATTCAGATAAAGGTGCTACAATTACAATCACTCCTTCTCGTGTAGAAGCTGAGATTGAGTTTAGAGCAAACGAGCTTTTCAATAAAATGAAAGGTCAATTAATGCGTGACGGACACGAGTTCGACAATGTTGAGGGTTCTGTTGTTAAGAATATTCTTCTTGACTTAATCGGACAAGGTGTAAAAGCTGACTTCAACCGTCAACTATGGTTGTCAGATATTGCTGAGGCTGATGCTGACTACGGTATCTACGATGGTATCTTCCAAGTAGCTAAAGAAGCAGGTGCAACTGCATTAACAAGAGAATATGCAGGTTTAACTACACAGGCTGACGATGCTGCTTTAGTAGCGGGTAATGGTCTTAAAATTATGCAAGGTCTTTATGATTCTGCTGCTCCTGAATTATTAGAAGCAGGAAATCACGTTTTCTTTGTATCAGGTGATATCGCTGATGACTATATGGCTTCAACTTTAGAATCTTCTAGCTTTGCTGCTGCGGGTTACGGTGCTATGGTTAACGGTGTTCCTAACTTAACTTACAGAGGTATTCCTATCATTGTACGTAGAGATTGGGATGTATCAATCGCTGCTGATGCTTCAGAAATCAATGGATGTACTTCTGCTAACGAAACTCACAGAGCTTTACTAACTACAAAAGATGCTTTTGTTGTAGGTACTGACTTCGATGAGAACTCTGTTGAGCAATGGTATTCTATGGACAATAAAGCATATCGTTTTAGAGTTGCTTATATGGTTGGTGTAGCATTGAAAGATGCTAAATTAGCTGTATATTACACTCCTAATGCAATATCATAATTAAATTTAATTAATGGGGGATGAAATACTCCCCCTTAATTTTTAACTTTTAATATATTAAAAAATGGCAATAGAAAATTTAGCTTTAGCTACTACTGACTTTGAAAAAAGAGGTGGATTAAGACACATAGGTCTTTGTGCTACATCAAATTTAACACCTACATTTACTGCTGCTGATGCAGCAAACTCTCACGCTGTTGCTTTAGTTGATAGTTCTCCATTAGAGTTGTTTGACTTGAAGCAAGGTACGGGTTCTTTAACAACAAGTGGTTCTAAAGAAAATGGTGTTATGATGTTTGAACACACCCTTTCATTCTACATCCCTAATTGTTCAAATGAACACTTTGGTAACCTACAAAAATTACTACAAGAGCAAATTGCTGCTGTTGTGGTTGACCATAATGACCAAGCGTTCTTGATAGGTATGTCTGCTGCTTTTCAGCATACAACAGGTTCAAGTTCTTTCAACAATCAAATGTACGCTACAATGACATCTCTTGAAGGTGGCACGGGTGCTGCTTTAGGCGATGAAAATGGTGTTACTGTTACTATTACTTGTTCTTCAGGAGAGCTTCCTAGAACTGTATCAAGCACGATTACTGTTGACCACGCAGCGGGTACAATGGCAATAGAATAATATTTAACTAAAAAGGAATGGTTAGGGCGTTTGCCCTTTCCTTCTTTTTTTATTATACTTGCAATATGTATAAATCAAAACTGAAAGAAGGGCTTACTGTTTTTAACGGATTTAAAGTTATGTGGGCAGGAGCAACTCAAGCTGAACTAAAGAAAGTTTATGACTTGGGATTTACTAATTTTGTAAGCAAAGAAGATGCAAAACCAAAGAAAACCAAATCAAAAACAAAAGAAGAATCAAGTAAAGACAACTCCGACAAAGAGTAGTTTTAACACTAAGTATGCTTTTGTAAACCTATCTACTCCTACGGTAGATACTGAGGTTAAGGATTTAGACAGATTAAGAGAGGACTTTATTCCTTTTGGTAAGGATAACTTATTCCCTCAATACTTAGCTGAACTAAAAAGGCAATCTTCTACTCACAGGTCTGTATTAGCACAGAAAACTACATTCACTACGGGTGGTGGTTTTTTGACTTCTAACGATTCCTTAGCTGATTTCATAGAAGATGTAAACGCTAATGGAGAAAGTTTAAAGGACTGCTTTAAAAAACTAGCTGACGACTATTATACTTATGGTAATGCTTTCTTAGAAGGTGTTGTGTATGATGGTGGTGTAAACTTCTATCATAAAGATGCTTCAACAGCTAGGGTTTCTAAAAACAAGAAGTACGTTTACTTTAACTCTGATTGGTCTAATTACAGAAAGAACAAAGAGAAAACTCAAAGAATACCTGTTTACCCACAGATTTCTAATAGTAGTTTTATTATACACTACAAGGACTATGAAAGTACATTTAACTTTTATGGTTTACCTGACTATGTGGCTGCCTTAGAACACATAGCAATAGACTATGAGATTGGTAAATTTAACCACACATCATTTAAGAATGGTTTTAGTCCTTCAGCTATCGTTACTGTTAACGGTGACTTTGGTGAATCTGAAGCAGAAAAGTTTGTTGAAACTGCTAAAGAAACACTAACAGGTAGTGGCAACAACTCAAAGATATTATTCCTTGTAAAGAATGGAGAAGATAGTAGAGGAACAGATGTTCAGATTATATCTAACAAGGAAGATGGTGACTTCTTAGATTTACAGAAGTTAACTGACCAAAACATAATTACTGCTCACAGATGGCAACCTGCCTTGAGTGGTATAGTATCATCGGGTAAGATGAACAATACGGGTAGCGAGATTAGAATAGCTTATGACTTAGCTATGAGTACAGTTATTAGAGATACTACTAATATCTTGCTAGAACCGATTAAAAGAGTTATAAATGCAGAGATGGGTATTGATACAAGTGACCTTACGGTAGCTTACGAACCACCTATCTCATTCCTTGCAGATATTGACCCTAAACAAGTATTGACTATCAATGAGCAAAGAGCAATGCTTAATAAAGACTTGCCTGAGATTCCTGATGGTGAATTACTTATATCAGACAGACAAACAATAACCGTACAAAGACAACAAGAGAATGGCTAATGTAAGACAATATGATAAGTTTGTAACACCTTCAGAGGTTATATCTACTGCGTTTACTAATCAAGCAACAGATACAGCTTTGATTAGCGATGCTATCCTTGAAATTGCTGAACTTGCACACATTAAGCCTGAGCTTGGTTTGGATATGTATGAGGAACTAAAGATACAGAACGATAGTACAGGAACTCTTACAGCAGCCAACTCAATGCTTTTACAATACTACCTTAGACCTGCATTATGTTGGTTTGTTAGATTTGAGGTAATGAATGAGATTCAGTACAACACAACATCGGCAGGGTTAGTTGTTAACTCATCCGATTTTAGTACACCTGCAAATGTAGAGCAATTTAATCAAATGAAAAGTGATACATTTAGAAAGGCACAAGTTTTGCTTGATGATATGATTGCTTACATTACTCATCAAGACCAAGTAAATAATTATCCTTTGTATGGCAAGGATGGAGATAGCTCTATGCCTGATACGGATATAGCTAGTAAGATGAATGGAATAATATTCTACTAATGGAGAACGCAATAACAGAAACGGTAAGAATTGGGCTTTCTAATAAGGTAAAAGACCATAATGATGAAGTCAAGGACTTAAAGCTTGATTGGAATGCAAAGGTTACTTTGAAGAAGTTAGAGAAGGTCTTTGAAAGAGGTTTGGGTGCTTATGAAACAAATCCTGAGTCTGTTAGACCAAATATGACACCTTCTCAATGGGCATATGCTCGTGTAAATTCTTTTCTTTATGCTATGAAGAAAGGTAAGTACAGAAGTGGTAAACACGATACTGACTTATTACCAAAGAATCACCCAATCAAAAAGTCTATGGAGGATGTGGAAAACGCTAGAAAGAATCCTAATTGTCCTGATGGTTGGGAACACCAAATGCCTGATGGCTCTTGGATGTGCGGTAAAGAACACGGAGGTGGTGGTTATAACTCCTACGATGAGTTTGACGAAAACCAACTTGACCTTATGGATTTAATTAACGAGATGATGAGTGATTTGATTTCTGAAGTTAAGTCCGTTAAAAATGCTTTCTCTCAAGAGGAGATTGATGAAACATATACAGAGTACAAGAAGTCTGTAAATATGAGTTACTCAGAACTAAAGAGATGGTCTGAGAATAAATGTAGTAAAAAGGCTAGTTTAGGTAGAGATGCTATAAACAGAAACTTAAAACTACTTTCTAAGAAAAAAGCTGATTGGACATCCAACGATGCTACTGAAGCTAGAAAAGCTATTGCTTATATTGCAAGAGCAATAAAACAACCACAAGGCAAAGATGTGAGTAAAGAATGCCCTTACTCCAAGAACTATATTGCTTTAAAAAATTGGGCAT